TCGAAGAGAGAGACCTAATAGCAGACGAAAAAGTTAAGTTCGATGAACTAAACGAAAAAGCTGAAAGCTTAAAAGCTGACGCAGAACGCGCACTTAAATTAGAAACTATGAAAGCAAAAGACGCGAAAAATGTTGTCTCAGAAGAAGACACAATTAAAAGAGGCTACTCATTCCTAAAGCACGTTGACGGTGTTATTAATGGAAACCTAAGTGGCGTAGAAAAAGAAGTTCAAGAGCAAGCTATCAATGAAGCTAGAGCGCACGGCAAATCAATACAAGGTATTGGAATTCCTGCTTCAATGCTAGAAAAAAGAGCTAACCTTACTTCTAACATTCCAGGCTTATCTGTTGAAGGCTTTGTTGATGCGATTAGAGAAGAAGCTATTTACAACCGTTTAGGAGCTAAATTTTTGAACTTAACTTCTGACGCACGTATTCCAATCATTGGAAAGTCTTCTGTTGCTTTCGCTGCTGAAAATGGAGCTGCTGCTGATGGCGGTGCTGCTTTTTCTTCTGTAACACTTTCGCCAAAAAGAATTGCTGGTTATGTTAACTTGTCTAAAGAGTTACTAGCGCAAAATGGTTCTGGTGTTGAAACTGCAATTATGGGCGATTTAGGAAAAGCTGTTGCTGATACAATTTGTGACGCAATGTTCTCGGATGCTACTGTAACAAGTGCTCCTGATGCTATTTCTCAGCACGCTGATATAGGAACATTCACTGAGTCTACTTACTCGGCTAACGCTTCAATGTTTAGCGACTTAGTTTTAGCTGAGCAAACTTTAGCTGAAGCTGGTGCTTTAAGTGGAAACCTTGCATACGTATTACACCCAACGTTCTTAAAAGAACTTAAGCAATCTGCTCAAGTTTCTGGTATTAACCCAGGAATGGTTGGAATGAACTACAACCAGCAAATGGTTAACGGTTACCCAACTTATTACTCAAGCCACTGTGGCGCTTCTGCAGGTACTTCTGCTGACGGTATTTTCGCAGACTGGTCTAACGTAACGGTGGGAATGTTTGGCGGTGTAGACATTATAGTTGACCCGTATACAAATGCAGCCGCTGGTCAAGTAAGATTAGTTGTAAACACGTTTGTTGACTTTGCTTTAGCGCAAGGCGAAAGAGCGGTTAAATTTACGTCTTTAACAGCGTAACAATATCCCTTTTCTGTTTGTTGATAAGCTAGGGAGTTAGCTAACGCGCTCCTTAGCATATCACTTTAAAATTTAACTAAATGAGCACAATAACAAATTTATTCGGAATTGATATTTACCAACCATATTTACCTTATGGAAGGTTGAAAATTGAAAGCGCTAGAACAACCTGGGCAATTAGTTTAGCTGAAGCGAAAGCTCACTTAAGAATTGATTCAAGTTATACTGGTGACGACGCATATATCACAAGCCTTATAAAGATGGCTCAAAACATTGTAGAGAAAGAAGCTGGAATGTTAATGACCGAAGTTGAAATGAAATATATTGCTGACGGCTTTTTGCCTGTTATCGATTTAGGTTTTAGCGGAAATGCGGTTGCTCATGTGAAATACAATGACTCTTCAGGAAACTTACAAACTTTAACGGTTGACACTGATTATAAAGTTAGCAATTTAGACTACCCAAATGCAACAGTTAAAATCTACCCGACAAGTGGAACAAGTTGGCCAACAACAGAAGACGCTCCGGACTGTGTAGAGGTTAAATTTGACGCTGGGCCTAGTGAAGCATTGCAAATTCCAGAAGGCTTAATACAAGCAATGTATTTAGTTATTGGAAGGTATTACGAAATGCGCCAAGATGTTATAAGCGGGACAATAGTTTACCAAGTACCTTTAGGAGCACAGCACTTAATTAATCAATACAAACAAGCAACGGTATAATGCTAAACATTGGAACATTAGACCAGGTTGGAACTGTTTACACAACAACAATGACAACCGATACAAACACCGGACAAAGGCTAAAAACGTTTTCTTCGCCGACAACTTTTTATTTTAGAAGGCTTTTAAGAAAAAATGAAAATACCTTTAATGCAAACGCACGATATACAAACACAGAATTTGAAATAATAACTCGCTTCAATACGATATTCAAAAACAATTCTGTTGTTACAATTTACAATAACAAAAACACCTCGGGAGACCAGGAACCTTATTCTGTTGTAGGTATTGAGGAAATAGGAAGAGGCGTAGGTTTAAAAATAAGAATACAAAGAGCGGAAGGAATAGACCAAAGCATGACTTAATGGACAAGCTAAAATTAGACATTGATAAAAAAAGTATGTTGACTATTAAAAAAGGTCTGGATAAATTATACCCGCGTTCAAGACAAGTCAACAGAGCTTTAGCTCAATCGTTAAAGCAATCTGCAAAACCATTAAAAGCAAAGCTTGAACAATTAGTACCTAAAGACAAAGGACTACTAGCGAAAAAAATTGGAATATTCCCTTCAAAAAGAAATACAAAAGCGGGGCGTCCTTCGGTTTATGTAGGGCCAAAGGTTATAGACGACATTAAAAACCCAGCTGAATATTTTTATATTTTAGAATATGGGTTTAACCCTGGAGGCGGAGATGTTACCGTTAATGGTTTAGGCTTATTGCCGAAAGTAGCAATACAAGCAGGAAGTCAAGCCTTAGCATTATTAGAGGGTGAAATTTATAAGACGTTAAACAAAAGAAGCATGAAGCTTTTTGGTAAAAAATTAAAATGAGTATAGGAGCTTATCAATTGCCGTCAAAGTTTGTTTATTCAAAAATAATAAACGGAACAGGCTTAAGTAGTTTTGTGGATAAATGCTTCCCTGAAGATGGGGCCTTGGAAGGTTTACACGGGTTCGTGGGAGCAGGTGCATATATCACCTATGCTTTTAGAAATACTGACCCAACACCAACGAAAACAAGTGCAAGTCAGTTAGATACTGTGACACTTTTAGTTAATTGTTTTGTTGCGCCAGATATTCGTTTCGAAAGACTTAGAACTTACGCAGGGGCTATAAGAGACGCTTTAGACAGAACAACAGACGCTAACGATTTAACGAGCTACTATGTGCAATCTTGTTCGTTTGTAGACATAACAACAGGGTTCAATGAAAAAGTAAAACCTAGCGGAGTGTATTTCGCTACATTAGAATTTGACATAAGAATTTCAAAAAGTTAGATATGAGAGTAAAATTTATAAAAGAAACTGTTTTGCACCCGGAATGTAAACCAGCAAAAGTAAACCAGCAAATGGTTTTAAAAAGCAATGTAGCCGAAAAGCTATGGCGTAAGGGCTCAGTCGAGATACTAGAGCCTCACGACTTTAAACCAAAAGACGAAAAAAAGTCTATTGAAAAAGTTGAAAAGAAAGAAAAATTAAATAATAACAATAACCCTAAATTAACTAAATAATGGCTACTACTGGAATAGTAAACGGAACGGACCTCTTTGTAGGGGTTGACGTGGCGTCTGGGGGTGGTGGGACTACATTTGTAGCAATTACCCACGCAACTTCAGCAAACATAACTTTCTCTATGGAAACAAGAGAAGCAACAACAAAAGACAGTGCAGGCTACTCAGAAAGTTTAGAAGGCTTAAGAAGTGTTAGTGTTGACGTTGAAGCTATGACGGCTTTAGACGCGACGTTAGGCTATGAAGACCTTTATGACTTATGGGTAGCAAGAACTTTATTCAATATAGAGTTTGGTACTGCTGAAACTGGCGACAAAGTTTATCAAGTTAAAGCTTACATGACAAGCTTAGCTATAAGCTCAGGCGTTGAAGATAGCTCAACTTTTTCTGCTTCATTTGAATGCACGGGACAAGTTACTCAGGCTACAAATTCATAATAACTTTAGAGGACGACGGGCTGAGCTTGACTGCAAAACGCCCTGACTTTTCTTTTTAAAAACAAATAGAAAAATGTACGACTTAATAGAAATAAATGGGGAAAGCTATGCAATCCGTTTCGGAATGAATGCTTTAAGAATGTATTGCCAAGAACAAAATGTTGGCTTGAATCAAATTACAGAATTGGGAAATAACATGGGGCTGGATGAGGCTTGTTGTTTAATTCTTTGCGGCTTAAGAGATGGAGCGAGAAAAGCAAACAAATCGTGTGACTTAACTGTTGACGATATTGCAGACGCACTTGACACTGACATTGAGCTTTTAGAAAAAGCAATGAAACTTTTTGGAAATAGCTTTAATGTTAAAAGCAACACAAAGGGAAACGCGAAGGAGGCGACAAAGGGCCTCAAGAAGAAATAACCTTTGAAGACTTGGAAGTTACAGCCTATGGCGTTTTAGGCTTGCTTCCAGAACAGTTTTGGAATTTAACAATGCGTGAGTTTAGGCTTATGCAAAAAGGATATTTGAAAAAACTGGAGGACGAGCAAATTCACAACTGGGACTTGCTCCGAACAATGGCTGTTTTCGTTTTACAACCTCACATGAAAAAGGGGAAATCGTTAAAACCAAAAGACATAATTCCATTGCCGAAAGACAAGAAAAGTGGCAAAGTAAAATCGCTCAAAGAAAGGCAAGAAGCAGCACTATTTGCAAGAAAAAAGAGGGAGCTTGCAAAACAAAAAAAGCCTCAAGAAGGCTTATCTAGTAATTTGACCCTATTTGACAAAGTAAGAAAATGAGTATATGTATACTCCAGAAGCTAGTTAGGTCCTTAAACGCGTCCTAAACAGCTTTAAATTGAGTGTACGAAACTGACTAAAAAGCACTAAAAATGGCAAGTAAAAAGAGTATAAATTTATTCCTCGGACTAGACTCTAGACAGTTTCAAAAGGGAATAAATAAAGCGCAGAAAAGTTTATCAAAATTCGGCAACAGAGCTAAGCGTGCAGGTAAGTCAATGAGCACAAGTTTAACAGCTCCGCTTCTTGGAATAGCAGCTGTAGCAGGAAAAACTTTTATGGACTTTGAGCAAGCTATGCTTAAAGTAAAAGCAATTTCTGGAGCGACTGGACAACAGTTTAAAGCACTAGAAGCAGACGCAAAAAGGTTAGGCTCAACAACGATGTTTACAGCCTCGCAGGTTGCAGGTCTTCAATTAGAACTATCCAAGTTAGGTTTAACACCTGAGGAAATAAATAACTCGACAGAATCAATTCTAGCACTAGCTCAGGCAACAGATTCTGACCTTGCTCAATCGGCTACAGTAGCAGCAAAAACAATGCAGGCTTTCGGAATGGAAGCTTCTGACATGACTAAAATTGCCGACATAATGGCAGACTCGTTTAGTTCGTCAGCATTAGACATGGCTAAATTTGAAACTGCTATGAGCTCAGTTGCACCCGTAGCAAAACAAGCTGGAGCAGACTTAGAACAAACAACAGCAATTCTTGGTGTTTTAGTAAACAATGGAGTTGAAGCTTCAACAGCAGGTACAGCCTTAAGAAATATATTCCTTGACTTAGCAAAAGAAGGAATGACTATGGGCGAAGCGATGGACCAAATAAATAACTCGACCAACCCATTAGCAACCTCAATGGAAATGTTCGGGAAACGAGGGGCAACCGTCGCAACTATCTTAGCGAACAATGGGCAAGCAATACAGGACCTAACGGACGACTTTAGAGACTCAGAAGGCGAAGCTAAAAGCATGGCAGAAATAATGGACTCCGGTTTAGGTGGGTCTATGAGAAAGCTACAAAGTCAATTGGAAGGGGTAGGAATACAGTTAGGTGAAATTCTTTTGCCTATATTCCAAAAGGTTATTGGTTTCATTTCTAAAGGAGCTTCAGCGTTTTCAAATTTATCTTCAGAACAACAAGGCTTAATAGTTGCAGCAGGAGCAGCCGCAGCAGCAATAGGGCCTTTGTTAACGTTGCTTGGAACAATTGGTTCAGTATTAGCAGCCGCCCTTTCGCCGGTTGGTTTAGTTGTCGCAGCGGTAGTAGGCGCAGCAATATTAATTTACAAAAATTGGGAACCAGTTAAAAAGACCTTGGTTCAAGTTATTAATTACTTTATTGACTTATACAACGAATCTACTTTAATAAGAGTTATTGCCGAAGCAATTGCATTAAGGTTTAAGCTGGCGGTCGCGGCTATTAAGTTTTTTGTAAAAGCAGGTATAGCTTTAATAAAATCCTTTGCATCAAATTTCACAAGTTTGTTTGGCGGAATAGGTAACATAATAAAAGGTGTTTTCACTTTAGATATTGACAC